GGGGGAGCCGCATCGGCGGCGTTTTCTTCGTCCACGATCTCGGCATCGGTGCCGGTACGCAGGCACATCTCACTGCGCGAGGCCAGGCCTGCGTTGATTTCCATCGTTCTCGATTGCACGTCCTGCACCGGGTGGATGTAGGACCAGCCTTGGGGTACCCAGCGCGTGCGCAGATATTCGCGGCGCCGCTTGGCGTAGTCTTCCAGCTCAAGGGCTCCGGACAGGACCGCCATGTCCATCCACGCGGCACGCACAGGACGGCACAACTGGTGGACATAGACGCTGAACTGCAGCTGCTCCAGACGCCGACGAAACTCGTTGAGCACAACACGGATGCTTCGGTCGTTGACGCCCCGCATGTCGCCGGTCATCAGCTCGTAAGGCAGCCCTGCCCCAGCGGCCGCCGCCATCAGTTGCTGCCGCATGAAGTCCGGGTAGTTGTTGCCACCGTCTGGCGGCGTCGAGAACTCGACCTCTTCTCCCGGCAGCAGCTCCTGCATCGTGCCGGGCTCCAACGCAACCATCGGCGTAAAGCCGTCGGCACCGGTCTTGATCGGTGCGCCGGTCAGCGGATCGAGCATGGGGGGCCCGTCCGCCGACGGCTTGCGGATAAATCCCGCGAACAGGTTGGCCACCTCCTGACGGAACAGGACAGCATCGTCGTAGTTGTCCAGGCTGCGCAGGCGCTTGAGCACCGGCGCAAGCCTGGGCACACCACGAAGTTGGCCGGGCTCGACGGGCTCAAAGATGTGCAGCATCTGGCTGGCCGGGATCCGCACCAATAGGTTGTATCCGCTGTTCAGCGCGGCCATGTCGCTGGGGTGCGAGCGATAGCACCAGTAGGCCACTCGCTGGCCCATGGGGTTGAACTCGATACCGGCGCGGATGATGTTGCCGTTGCTGGTCGTCTCAAACTTGTCATGCGGTACAAACTCAGGTGCCAGGCATTGCAACTGGAGCGGCACCGCGAAACCCTCATCGGCTCTCCTGGGACGCAATCGCACGAAGCACTCGCCGGACTGCTCGACCGTCCGGGCGACGAGCGCCTGCTGCCCATAGAAGTCGGAGAGCTGGTCGGCATCGGACTCGTCTACCCAGTCTTCCCACAGGTCCTGAAGGATGCGCCGCAACGCTTTGTCGTCGGTTCGCGGCTGCGGGGTGATCCCGGTACCGATCAGGTTACTGACCCGCCGATCAATCGCATTGGCCGCGTAAGGATCGTTGCGTACCGCCGCCCGTGAGCGTGAGCGCAGGTTGCGCAACGCGGGCATGATCAGGCTGTTGACGCCTGTGTCCGGCGCATCCCAACTGGCAGACCGGCGACCGTCGGCACCGCCTTCGTAACTGGCTTTGATGCGTTCCGGCACCAGAAAGCCCGAGCGTGACAGCGTGGGGTAACGTGTGGTCACAGGCCCTTGCCCCCATGGTAGATCCGGACAACGCGTGGGCGAGGTCCGGCTGCGTTGGTCAGGCTGGTGCGGATCAGATCGCGGGCTTGAATCAGCTCATCAACCGACCGGTACTCGACCGTCCGATCTGCGTAACGCACGATCTTTTCGCCACGCCCTATCGCCGCCTCGACGGCGTCAAGGTGCTTCTGGGTGTAAGCCATATCAACGTCTCTTCAAATAGCCGCTGGTGGAAGCACGGCGCTGCGGGGGTTGCTGAGGTTGCGGGGTCGGACGATCTGGCACTTGAACGGCAGCGGCCACAGGCTGGGGTCGTGGTTCCGGCTTCGGTTCAGGTTTAGCCTCGACACTCAGCCGCTCGGCCACAGGGGCTTTTGCGTGACCCGTGTCGTCGAACAGACCGGCTTGAGCCAAGGCATGCTTGAGCCTGCCCCAGTCGTGCTCGCCGTAGCGATGCAGCCCCAGGTAATGCGCCATCGCCAGGCTGTACACCAGCAAGTCCAGCGCTTCATTGCGCTCAGCCTTGCCCTTCACCCACTCGATGCGCTTGAAGCCTTTGACGTAGCGAGTAACCTTGCGCTCGGCCACGCATTGGGCAAAGAAGTCATCGGGTAAATCCCTGGGAAAGTGCAGCGCGCCCGGTCCGCTTTCCAAGTGGTAGCGGTTGTAGATCCAGTCCTTTGCCGTGTCGGTGCCGACCATCCACAGCTCCGCACCGTTGCGCTCGGTCTGGCCTTTCCACGTCACGTCAACCAGTGAGGGCCGTTGAGCGATAACCGGCTTGCCGGGTTTGCTTGCGCCTTTGATGGCGAAAACATTGCGCCAGCGTCGAACGCGACAGAACTGATACACCTCGTGGGTGTGGTGTCCACCGGAGTCGACGCCCGTTGCCAGGATCGCCAGGCTAACCCCACACGGGTGGCGGTAGCGCTCTTTGAGCTTTTCATCCAGTGCCAGCCAGGTACGGTCGTCAGCGGGATCGCCCATGATCACTTGGAAGTCGACGATCCAGCGCTCCATGCCTTCGCCCCAGCCAACCACCATCATTTCCAGACGGTTGGCCTGCACGTCGACAGAGGCCGTGAGCGACAGAACGCCAGCGGGCATGGCGCCCAAAACGTAGTTTTCCAGCAGCGCTCGGGCTTGCAGGACATCGGCTTTTGTTTGCTCTTGTGCGCTGTCCCAGACCTTGGCAAGACGGGTGTTGTAAAACACCTGCATGGGCTCAAGGTCGCCCCGGTCCTGAGCCTTTTTGGCCTTCTCATATTGCTTGGCCAGTGATTCCCAGCTCTGCCAGCCCAGCGGGGCGTACAACGCGTTAAGGTGGAAACCCACCGTCTCACCATCACCCTGGGCATGTGAGCGCCATTCGCCACGGGCGAGCATGTCGCCCTTGTGAAACTCCTCGATCAGGACATCGCAGTCCGGACCGGCGCACTGGTAATGAACCGTGCTGAAGTCAGGCGAGTACAGCAGGCGCTCCCACTCCAGCGTTTGCATGTGCCCACACGATGGGCATGGCACGTAGTAGTAGCGCTGGTCGCTGGTCGAGAACAGGTCATCAATCCGCGATGCGCCCTTGATGGTCGGCGAGCTGGAGAAGTAAAACTTGGCGTTGCGTCCGAAGGTACTCCCCCGTGTCTCGGCCAGTTCTATCGGATCGCCCTCATCATCGACATCCACGTCCCAACGATCCACTTCATCGCCATAGACAAACCGCGCTGAAAGTTCAGCAAGGTTGGCCGCGGACCCGGCTGTTGTTGCGAACAGCGCGCCACCTTCGAACTCTTTGGTGTCCATGGTGTTACGGGCATCCCGCGAGCGCGGTGAAGCCACACGATCACGCAGGACCGGAGTCGCAGTGATGGTCTTGCTGATACGCGCAGAAACACGCTTTGCCAGGCTCAGACTCGGCAGCAGCGTGAGGATGTTCGACGGCGACATGTGAATCAGCGCGCCGATCCAGTTCAGCGCGATCTGGGTTTTCATCAGCTGCGACGCCACCATTGTGACCACCCGCTTGCAGGGGTGAGCCGGTGATAGGCATCGCATGGGCTCGCGGGCATAGGGTGTGCGAGCCGTTCGGTATTGGCCGGGCTCTGCTGCGCCGGTGTCACGCGGGATGCGCATGTACTCATCGGCCCATTCATCGACCCAGAGTTCCGGGTCGGGCTCAAGCCCACGGCAATACGCTTCGCGGTACACCTCGGCACCGTCTGCGTATCCGGTGGGCATAGGTCTATTTCTCGGTCATGGCGTGTTCAAGGTCAGCGGTTGTCATGCGGGCAGCGTCCTCGAAGACCCGGCGAAACGCGCCCGTCAGGTGTTTCTCGATTTGCCACGGGTCGGTCATTGCAGCCAGCTCGGGAGCAAGTTGAGGGGAAAGGCCGAACATCAGGTCGCGAACGGTGCGGCCAGCGGTGAAGGCGGCTTTTGAAACCGCTTCCCGCACAACCAGATTGCCTTGGACCTTGTGAAACTCAGCCTCGGCCAGCTGCCCGAGATAGTACTCGCGGTGCGCTCTGGACTTCTGAAAGTCCGGGCCTTTGCTCGGGGGCTGCACCGCAGGTGTTTCGGCGCTCTGCGAAAGCTCGCTGTAGACCCCGCGATCAATACGCCCCTCTTCATGGCGAGCCGCGACAGCGGCCTTGCTGGGATCAGCGGAGTCTGCCAGCAGCGCTTCGGTTGCTTCCAGATCCACCTTCCCGTCCGGCGTGAGAACCAAGCGTTCCTGCTTTGCCAGTTTGGAAACGTAGGATTTAGCCCAGCCGCGCCGTGCTGCGAACTCCGACTTGCTGATCACTGTCATGCTGAAATGTCCTGTTCACCCAATGAATACGGGGTGTTCACCTGTTCACCGCAGTTCACTAAGCTGGTGAACCGTCCGCTAACGAAGTTCCGCGAGTCCGCAGCCCCGTATGCCCGGAATACCCCCAGGGTCCCCCCTCTCTCCGGGCGCACCAAAACAGGGCGCTCGACCCAAAACGCCAAGATCGCGGACCAGGACGCGGGTTGCCGGGGTAGGCCCACGGCCTACTTGCTCTGGCGGCGCAGGATCTGCGCGTCCACCTGATCGGCGCAGGTGTCGAGCAGCTTGATGGCCTGATCCTTCAACTCCCACACATCACCGTTAGAACGAAGGTCAACCTCATCAGCGTCGATGCGCTCGCAAGGAATCAGCTCAGGGGATTCGATTCGAACCGCTGACGTCTTTGTTACCACCACCGGCTTTGCCGCGCAGGCCGTCAGGCAAAGGCTGAGAAGCCCAATCACGAACGGGCTTGCTGTTGCGCTTGAGGTCTTCAAATTCTTTCCTCGCCTGTTTGGCTTTGTTCTCGCTGGCCTTGATCCGTAGGCTCAGGTCTTTCATGTAAGCAGCGTTGCGCTGGGCTTCGGCGCGCAACGTGGTAATGGTGGCCTCGCTTTCAAGGTTAGCGGCGAGCGCTTTCTTCTTGGCTGTGGCCTCAACCTCTACCTCGGCGCGCAATGCGACGACGCGGTACTGCTGAATGCCGACGAGCAACAAGCCCACTAGCGCGATGATGATTGCAGCAGCAGCGATAGCCTTCACAAAGAGTCCACCTTCCGACCAATGAAGCGGTCCACGAACTCGCGGATAGCAGTCACGCCAAGAAATCCAATCGTTCCACCGGCCGCAACCGACAAGCTGGGCGGCCAGGTCATCCACTCAATCAGGCTGGACGCAACCAGACTCAACGAGCCGCAGATCAACGATTCGAACAGGATCCGGCGCTTACTGGTTTCTTTGGCGTCGTAGAGGATGCGCAGTAGAGAAACGACGATGGCCATGATCATGCCCTGCCACAGTGGATTTGAAATGGCCGCCACGATCCGGGACCACGTGTCTGGTTTGTCGGGCATGGTGCGCATCCGGTTACCACCCTTCCGGGGGAGCTGAAATGAAAAACCCCGCCGAAGCGGGGTTGGTGACAGCCTGGGGATGGCTGGTGAAGCATGCACAGCAGGTGCTCTGACTGTGATTCAGGCGCAAATCGCAGATCGTGCCCACGTTGTACCGGCGTTCGGAAAAACCGAAAAGGGCTGTTTAAAGGTTGAGCCAAATGTGACCGCAATACAGCATGAATACGACCACAATGCGACAACTCGCCCGGACGAACGGTCAAAGCGCCCGAGGGATTGAAGAGCTTGCCGAGGCACGGGTCGCGACCTTCAAGTGACGATTCGATTGCGGTCCAACCGGGTAGCCACGCGTCGAGCCGCTGCGCAGTGTGAGAATCAACAGGACCTGCTGATGCAGGCGGTCCACCCAATTGCGATAAGTGCGATCAGCGCCTTCGGCAATGCCCACCGCTTTCATCTGCTCGCGGACCGTCGCCATGACGCAATAACGCTCTCGCGCCAACCGTGCCAGTGGTGCGCGGCCTGACCGTTCAAGCTCTGCCACGGCGGCTCCGATTTCACTGGCAATATGATCAATGCCACACCCAGCACCACCAAGCACCCGAGAACCCGGTGTGCCACGCGGTGGCGCGCCGCCCCATTCGATAATGGCGCCCATCTGGCTGCCCAAGCCGCCGCCCTGGCCGCGCTCTCGCATCTGCTCGCCCCAATGCACCATCAACGCTTCGATTTCCTTGATCACTGCCCTTTCCTCTCGAAATCTGAACCCGACACACAAAACCCACTACCCAACACAGACCCAACACACCAAAAACCCTTAAAAAACAAAGCATTAAAGCCAAGTGTGTTAGGTGTGCTGGGTTTGTCGGGTTTATAGGTCCTCGCATGGAGAAAAAATAACTGCGCTTTAACCGGTGTAATTAACGTCACGCATGCGCACACGCGAAGCCAAACCCAACACACCCAACACACACGTCTGTACACCGCGAAAAATGGGCGTTTTATCTGTGCTGGGTTGCCAAAACCAACCCAAAACATACCCGACACACCCAACACACTTTGAGAGGTCCTCATGCGGCAGCCGCCTTCACGTGGTCCCAAGCGTCGACGTTCCAGCCTGCAAGCCGTGCCTTCGAACGCCACTGCTCGACAGCCTTGCCCAAGTCCGGCGCTCTCATTGATGGGGGCAGGGAAGCCTCAGGATCGTCGGGCACAAAGAAAGCGCCGAAGCGCCGATCATTGCGTTCAGTCCAGGGTATTGACCGGGTCTTCTCCACCTCCGAGCTGATGAACAGCGAGAACTTCGTCTGGCTCATCACGTGCTCTTTGTTGCGCTGACACCACTCAAGGAACAAGGCGTAGAGGTCCGTTGAAAGACATACACCCCAGAGCCCGCGACCAAGTTCGCCATACCGCCAAAGGTACAGAAACGTTTGCCACCCGGCCCGGCTGAGCGCAACCAGGCGCTCGCGTGAGGCGGTGCTAGGCGGGCGGGTGCGTTCATTGAAGTCACCCAGCTCCACACGCAGCAGCCAGCCGTAGAGCGCGGCGACACCACCATTCTCCAGCTCGCGTCCGATGGCTTTCTGTCGGGCGACCGGTAACGTCTCCATCGGCCACATGACCAACATTCGCCGGTCACTGTCGCTGATCGGCCACGGCAGGATCTCGTTGCTGAGGAACACCGCGTTCATGTGGTTGGCCTCCTCCCAGCCGTTGATGAACTTCGATTCCATGCGCACGGTCTTGCCGGTGACCAGGTGCTTGATCTTGCCGACCTGGTTGTAACGCTGATCGCGGCTGACCACCTCTTCGAACACGGCCCACATTTTCCTGCTTTGCCAAGCGTTGAAGTTGCTCTCCAACTGGGTCTGGCCAACTGTCGCGGCGTACTGCCCGTAAAGCGCGCCGAAGGTGTCGGCGAACAAAAGGCTTTTGCCCGAACCTTCCATGGTGGAGTGCATCAGCACCGCCGTGTCCATCTTGGCCCCGAGGTGTTGCAACGGATATGCAAGCCACCGAGTCAGCCACAGAGCAGCAGCCTCATCATGGTTGCAGAGGAATGAGATCAGCCAGCGCAGGTTGGCGCACGCCGCGTCGTCATTGACCGGCTCCAGCGGCAGCCCATCAAAGGTGTTGATGTAAACGCTGGGGTCCTTCGTCATGGTTGGGTCGAAGACAATGCGTTCAACGTCCACCACCCGCCGCTCGCTGCTGTTCAACCAGAGCGCATAGGTGTCGCCCAAAGCCATCTTGACGGCACCCTCGGCGATCCGGCGTTTCTTCTCCCGGTCCCACACATCTTTGGTGCCGTCGATATAGACATAACGTTCGGTAGGCCGCATGCACAGCGCACCGCCTTTCTTGCCCGCCATTTTCCGGGCCTGCTCGATGTCCTTTACCTGATCATCGGCGATCAGCTTCTTGTCAGTGGCATCGAGCCAAAGCTTGGCAATGGGTTTGCCCACGCGCGCTTCAAAGGCCGACTTCTTCATCGCCCGAGACTTATCGAAGTCCCACACATGCGTCGTACCTTCTACCAGCGCAAAACGCCGCAGCACTTGCTCGATGGTCAGCTCCTCCCCCGCCCCCCCGTCAGGTGCAGGAGCCGCCTCGCTTGGGGCATCAGGTGCTGCTGCATCTGGCTTGTCGCTACCCTCAGTTGGGGCCGGGGGAAGATCACTTGCGCTGGGTCGGGTCGATTGCATGCCGAGCATTCGCGCCGCGTCCTTCACCGCCTTGGACTGATCACCGCCATGCTCCAGTAGGCAGAACACTTCGAATGCATCGTTTTGATGACCGTTGGCCAGCGGATCAGCCGCATGGTGCGAATACACCTTGCCTTCAGCCACAGTGATCCCAGGCAGCCCGGTACTACTTTGCGGATACAGCCATTTGCCCCCGCGCTTGGTATAGCCGTGGCTGCGCAAGATCTCTTCGACATCGTGACAGTTGTTGAACTCGTCGATCACAGACGGACGATTGCCCGCCACAGGGGCGCGCTTCGGTTTGGGCTTTTGTTTGGCGGTAGGCTTGGCATCCTTCGGCAGCCATGGGCACGCGGCTTCCGCGCCCCGCTTGAAGACATCCCAGTTGTTCCAGACATTCAGCAGGTCGCCGATCAGAACCGGAAGCCCCGAAGCATCAGGCGGCGTGCGCCAGGTGTATGGCTGGCCGGTGCCAGGGTGTATCGATGGCGGCAGCACGTCCTGCACCAACCCGGCACGCAGTTCGAACACAGTGAGCCGCTTATATTTCTCCGCATCAGCTCGATACAAAGCCTCCCGCGCAGTATCGCCTGCATCCCGAGCGGCATTCGCCTTCAGCATGATCGATTTGTGTATTGACCCGTCCGGATCGTTTTCATTGGGCCAGGCAAGGGCGTGTCGGGTTAGATCAAGCCCTTCAGGCACCCGAAACAGGATTCGGAATCGCAGCGGGTTGCCAACGACGGTCGGGAAAGCCAGCGCGAGCGCATCCAGATCCAGACCCAGCAAATCGTACAAGACAACTCGCGTCCATTGAACATCGTCGACGTCCAGCGAACACACCCGACTCGGCCCCAAGACGACACCGAGGTTATGGTGAGGATTTTTCGTCCAGAACGCCTCGGCCTTGGCAGGATCAATGATGTACTTACCGGGCTGATTCCAGCCCCTACCCTTCGGGCCTTTTTCGCCCGGTTGAATCGGTACCAACGCAAAATTGAATGTCTCACAGTAGCGACGTGCCCAAGCTGAAAGCGGGATTGGACGATCACTCATCTACGCTGCTCCCGCAGCGACTGACAATCAATGCAAGTTTCGCAGCCCCGAGAGGCGGCCCGGCGTAGCTCTGGGATCGGAACCCCGCAGTCGTCGCAAAATTCAGCACTGATCAAGTAGACAGGGCTGCGGCCATGCCGATGCAGAGCCACGTCCAAGAGATACTGCGCCTGCTCATTTGCGCGGTCGATGTCGTCAGCCATTGACACGATCCTCCATCGCTAGACGAGCGCCGGCCATGATGCCAAGCACCGCACGGATAATGTCGTTACCCTGCTTTTCCAGCAGCGCCACCTCGTGCAGCTCCCATATCTGATCGGCTGCACCGCTATGCATGCTCGAAACGAACGATCCCGTTTCCGTCAGCAACTTGCCAACCGATTTGAGCGCATCCTGGGTGGCTGCGACGGCCTCAGGTTGATACCAAACGGCCCCTGCAGGGCGCATCAAGGCATCGAGCAAAAGCGGGCTGCCAGTCAGACGGACGATCTCTTCCAGTTCGTCCGGGTTGAGCCAGCGTCGCTCTTCATCAAGCTTCAGCTTTTTCTGGAGGGTGTCGTTGTCCAACACCATGTCGTGGGCAAGGGCAGTAACCCCGCCCTTGTAATCGCGCCCTGCGCGGTAAAGCGCCTGACGCAACGAAAGCACCTGACCCGCGTCAGGCAAAAGATCCGTGCGACTCATAACCGTAAAATCCCCGTTTACGGTGTAGCCATAGGCAGGGGCACGCCCTATCCTATGACCACGACCGATGTGCTGTGCTAAACGTGCTGTGCGGCACGCATGTCGTTTGAGCCATTGGGTTGAATCTTGTGGTGAGAGGAACCCAATGGCGGGTCACTCAGCGCTCTGCGCTGTCCAGCAGGGTCGGGGGAGTCTTATGGTGAGAGGTCCCCGCCCCTGCGACTTTTAAGCTGCTTGCGAACTCTGTTGGTCTGGATGATCACCAAACACATCTGGACGAAGTCGATACCTCGACACCCCTGTAAGCGCTTCGGTCCGAAGAACCAACTCTGCAGGAAGCATCCCACGCTTGATCCAATACGAAACCAATTGCTGGGACAATTGCCTTTCAGGCGAGGACATTGCCGCAGCGAATGCAACCTGGCCGTTAGCCTTATCAACAGCCTCAAGCAGTGCATTCCGCGCCCTAAGTACTGGATTCATGGATACCTCGAGATTGGAAAATTCAGAGGCGAATTTACAGGCAAATTTGTATTTTAACAACAAGAAATCGTGTTGGATGCCGTACAAATTACTTTGTAAAATTCCCGGATGAAAAAAACTATTCGTGCCCCTTCGTCTGTCGCAGCCCTTTTCAAGACAAAAAGGAAAGCTCTCAAGCTCAGCCAAACCGCTCTCGCGGACAAGGTGCGAGCGCTGTTGGGCCCAGAAGAAACCTTTACCCAGCAAACGTATGCAGCGTTTGAGTCGGGAGTGGCCCAAAACACCAGATTTGCCTTACAGATCGCTCAGGTACTCGGCATCTCGATGAATGAGCTTGCATCGCTCCACACGACGCTGACCCGATTGGAAGATGCCGAGCGGTCGGAAGCAGTCATGCTTGGAGCGATAGAGGTTTGGGATGATGAGACGCCTCTCGATAACGACGAAGTAGAGGTGCCGCTCCTTAAGGAAGTAGAGCTGTCAGCAGGTAATGGTAGCCTAGCGATTCAACAGCACACCACTGCGAAACTCCGATTCGGCAAGGTGACCTTAAGACGCCAAGGTATTGAGCCTGCTGCAGTGATATGCGTTTCAGTATCTGGCTCAAGCATGGAACCCGTACTTCCGAATGGAAGTACCGTTGGCGTGGACAGAAGCAAGAAAGATATAAAAGACGGGGATATATACGCCTTAAGCCATAACGATCATTTACGCGTAAAGATACTTTACAAGCTTCCATCAGGAGGCATTAGGATGCGGAGCTTTAATAGGGAAGAATATCCTGACGAAGAGTACTCCACAGAGCGTATCTTGTCAGAAGAAATAAAAATACTGGGCCGAGTTTTCTGGTACTCGGTATTAAGATAGACGGGTAAATATTTTCGCTGATTAAGGCCTTATTCAAACCATAAGCTGTCCCTCGACCTTAGACGTTTGGGACTAGCCGATCAGTTAGTAAAATAAGCACAGCATAACGAAAAGCCACCCTACAAGCTAAAGCATAACTATTTCCGGGCGCCCCACTACATTAGGCGGAGGACCAAATATCGACCCATCCGGGAACACGCTAAATGCAACACCCTCACCGCCCCCCAATGAAACATAGTCCGAAAGCAGCCCCTCCAAAGTTTTTTCTTTAGTGGTTATGACCTCCGAAATAGCCTGAAGAACAGTTAGATCGATACCGCTAATAGGCTCACCCCAAGGGTAATTGCGTACATACATACCATCCGCAGGATAAGCGAATTTTCGTCCTTGATACTCATAGACAAAGAACTCGCACAGGGTAGGGTCACCAACGTCAGTTGATAAATTTAACAAGCGAGACGCGCTATCTGGAAGTCCCATTGCCCTCAGCCATCCACAGTAGTTTTCACGCATCACTCGCTCGACATCGAATGAAATAGGAGCCTCGTCTGAGGCATCGCCTTCAGGGTCAACTACAAAAATTGCGGATGGCTCCCACGCCCCTTCTCTTAGGCAAGAGTACATTACATATCCATTACTCGGAGTAGGTTTCAGGTATTTCATCCATGGATCAATTTGGCGTGTCAATGACCTTTTAAGAACTTTTTTGATTGCACTTGGTTTATTGTCGACCAAAGAAAAACTGGCCTTAGACTCAACAAGTATAGTTTTAACACCATCTGTAAAAAGAAAATCCGCCGCCGCATCTTTTCTACGCCTGTATGCTCGACTCTTAACTGGCAACGATTCAACATGGGAACGTAAGTGCGCAGTAAACTTTAAGCCTAGGGACTGCGCGTACAGAAGACATAAGCCTTGACCAATCCGACCCGCCATACTTGAGTTTGAAAAATCGTTGAGCAAACGGGAAGCTCTAGGTCGAAGCTCTATTATCGGCGTCGCAAAATTGAGTATGTCATAAGCCTGGAAGAGAAAGCCAATACTCGGCAATGTATAGTCAGATTGAATCAGGTACTCAGCTTTGACTACGGCATGGGCAAATTTATGCCCGGAGAAGCCCAAGTCCGAATGCCTAGTCGTAAGATCACTAATATCAGACAAATTAGGTAGGCGGTTCGCGGTAGCGTAGGATTTCTCCCACTCATAAACTTGAATTGAGGTTCTTCGAACTGAAGACAACAAACAATACAATCCCTTGAACAATGCTCTTCTCCCTAAATTAACAAAAATTGAAACACTTTCATTTACAACCGTAACGTGAAAGAGCTCTTGCTGGAAAAAACCAAAACCGTATACCGTTTTTAGCTTGCAGTCAGAAAAGCTTGATTACGATACCGACTTTAAACAGCGTCAAGCTTACAGAAGGCAATTCGCCATATCCAGTAAATCCAATCGTCCTGCTGATTTCGCTAGGCGCTACCGCGCTTCCACATGCATCCCGGACAAGATCACCTCCGTGGGACCGCATAAAATACAATTTTTACTGTTGACCAAATTACAAATTAAATTGTACTATCTTTGCGTCATTCCTCTCTCACCACAGAGTACAAGCCATGCAGATAACACAGCACAGTACGCGCTGCCCTGTGTACCTCCACCCGACAGCGGCCTCCAACCGCGAATTCATAGCCACCATTCAGCGCCAAACCGGCCTTCCCTTGATCATCCAGTCCAAAAGCAGCGCCGTAAAGGCTGCGCCTGCAACGGCAGTAGCTGACCTCGGCCCATGGGGAGGGGACGCGGCATGAAGCAGATCCTGATCGGCCTCACCGGCCCCGCCCGCTCCGGCAAAACCACCGTCGCCCACCACCTGGCCCACCAGCACGGGTTTGAGTGCTACGCATTCGCCGATCCGTTGCGCGACGGCATCATGGCCATATTCAACCTCAGTCCCGAGGATCTCGAAGGCGAGAAAAAAGAACAATCCATTGACTGGCTGGGTCGCTCACCTCGCCAGTTGATGCAACTGCTCGGCACCGAGTGGGGCCGTCACATGATCAGCGCCAACCTGTGGATCGACCTAGCCGAACAGAACCTTGATTGCCTCAGTGCGGTGTTCGACGGCGTGCCGGGCTTTGTCGTGAGCGATGTCCGCTTCGAAAACGAGGCTGACTTCATCCGCAAACGGGGCGGGACGGTCATTCACCTCTACCGGCCAGACGCAGCCGAAGTTAATCCCCACATCAGCGAAGCCGGTGTGTCAGTCCATCCGGACGACTTGGTACTAACCAACGACAGCGGCCTTCAAGAGCTGTATGGCGCACTGGACGAGCTGTATCGCGCCATCCGCACGCGCGGTTTTCTGGCCGTGGCCTGAGGGACTCGCCATGAACAGAACCCTCGACGCTACAGCAACGATTCTGGGCATAAAGCCACGGACATTTCGAGCGAAGTTGCGAGAAATCGGCGTGCTGACCCAGGCAGGCGAACTTGCTCCTAGGCACCGCGACAAAGGCTACCTGTACGAAGATTCGCGCAGCCGCTGGAACAAGAACATTCACGCCTACAGCCACTATGCAGTAGTGATGGTCAAGGAGGCAGGGGTCACCTGGCTTACGGACCAGCTTGGCATGACCACCATGAAGAAGGACGCCGCAGCATGACTCTGAACGCAATTACTCACGCCGTAGGCGCGCTGAAACTGGTTCCGATGCACCTGAACCACCCAACCATCATAAGTCGCTCAACATTAATCGGAGCAACGTCAGAGGCACTCAGCATGCTGGACGGTTTGCCACCTGTAACTGCCGAATTGGCGGAAGTTTTTCGGATGGTGGACGCCGTGCTGCTTGAAGGCCAGGTCGCGTATGTCACCCCAACACGCTGCCCAGAGCGCCCATACGGCGCAGTGGTGGCGGACGCGAAGGGACGACTTTGCGCGACTGCAACCGGCAAATCAAAAGAGGGTCTCGCGGAGCTTATTCGCCTTCAGTTGGTGCCCCAAAAGGAGGGGCATGGGGAGGACGCTGCATGAATGAAACGTTAAGTCAGCTCCGGGAAGAGTTCGCCACACCCTGCCCCACGCTGAGCACTGTGCGAGAACGTTATTTCTCGCACATATCGAGTGATCGCTACCTGCTCCGCAAGATCAACGCAGGCGGTATCAATCTCAAGGTCACTCGGCTAGGCGGATCGAACAAGGGCCAGCCAGTGGTGTACCTGCACGACCTCGCGGCCTATCTCGATGCACAGGCCAAGTTGAAAGCAGCGTGATTCAAAGGTGGTCACTGCCTTCCAGTGACAACAACCAGAGGCACAGGACATGAAACCCACGGACACAGCCGAGTTCATCGGCGAACTCAACGCAGGCGTCTTCGCCAATCAGATCGGTCATGCGCTCTCCGAGGTTGCTGCTGGTGTCGTCGACAACAAAAAGGTCGGCACCGTAACGCTGACGTTTTCTCTGAAGCAGATTGCTGACAGCCACCAGGTCACCGTCAACCACAAGCTGGCCTACAAAGTGCCAACCAAGCGCGGCAGCCGCACCGAGGACACCACCCTCGATACGCCGATGTATGTAGGCGAAGGCGGTCGGCTGACGCTGTTTCCAGAGACACCTGCGGCAGACCAGATGTTTGATCGCAATGCCGCCCCCGTACCCGCCAGATCGTAATTCAACGCTGTTCCATACCTCTCACCACAGCAGGAAATGATTCATGGAAGCCAAAGCAATTCAACTGATCCAAGACACCGCGGTACTGGCCAACGCCAAAGCACTGGAAACCTTCGAACCTTCAATCGCACTCCCTGCGACCGTGAACGTTATTAGCCTGGAGAAATTCCAGCAATCACGCAGCCGGTTCCGAGGCCTGCTGGAAACGTCATCGTTGAAAGACTTCAGCGAATATGTACTGACCCAGACCGATGGCAACACTGCTGGGTTCGTTGATAGCGACTGCATGACGTGCACCGTCTTCTTTAACCTGGGCAATCAGGACAATCCTGGGCATGGGGACTTTCGCGCCAAGCTAACACTAAAGAAAACCGCTGCATTCATCGCCCTCGAACGCGCAGCCGGGTCCAAGCACACTCAAAAAGACCTGAGCGACTTCATTGAAGACTGGGCACCGAACCTAAAAGCGCTGACCCCGGATGGTGTCGATATCGATCTGCGGCGCGCTGCTGGTTCCATTCGGTCAATCACCATCGAGCAGGCCCGCAAAAGCGAACACATCGTTGGTGACATGAGCGCATCCCGTTCGGCGATGGATCAGATCGAGGCCAAATCGGCAGACGGCCTGCCCGCTGAGCTGCTGTTCAGCGTCATCCCCTATGAAGGCTTGCAGGCTCAGACCATTCAGTTGCGCGTTGCCGTCCTCACTGGAGGCGACCAGCCCGTGCTTCGTCTGCGCTGGATCGGCGAGGCGCAACTGCGCGAAAACCTCGCGCAAGAATTCAAACAGGTCGTAGCAGAAGAAGTGGGCGAAGCGACCGACCTGACCATCGGCAACTTCACCCTGGCATAACCAGCCCGCGTCAGTCCGTCGCCGTCCTCTCACCACCGATCCGGCGACGGGCTCATTCCCAAGGACACAGCACATGCAAGCACAGCACATCATCATTCTGGTAGGCATAGGGGTCTGCTTTCTGCTCCTCACCGTCTTCATCGAGAGAGCAATCAAGCGGGCAATACGCAGGTCGTACTTGGCGGGAAAATCCGCAGGTATCGCCGACAGCAGCGCACGGATAGATGCATTGAATGCAGACATAGCAATGCTTGCACGCCGTCGCGAGCGCGAGCGCAAAGGACTCCTACACACCATCGAACTTAAAAACCTCACCCTAAGGCAACTTGAAGAGCAGTTGAATGCAGACAGCACCGGCTCGCTCACCAAAGCCGATCTCCAGGTACTGTCAGACACAGCCATCACGCTGGGGCTGGCCCATAAAACGTGGGTGCACGTCAAAGGCACAGAGCCATGGCGAACGCGGGCAACCACCCAACTTGAGCAGCTGAACGCCATAGTGCTGCGAATCCTTGGCGAGATTCGCAGCAGCGTTAAACCGACGGACAGCCCGATTGACGTGGGGGAAGCGGCATGACCTCACTCAATCGCCCACCATTCGATTTCAAAACTCAATACAGCCTGGGCTTCAGCGCGCAAGACGACGAGATTGTTGTCGACTTTTTCTGCGGAGGTGGCGGCGCTGGAACTGGGCTGGAAATGGGCCTAGGTCGAAAAGTCAGCGTGGCCAAGAACCACAGCGCTGCAGCGATCAGCATGCACACCGTAAACCACCCAGGCGCGAAACACTTCACGACCGATGTGTTTGACGGCGATCCGGATACGGAATGCGGCGGCAAGGCCGTAGGCTGGTTCCACATGAGCCCGGACTGCACCCACCACAGCCAGGCTGCCGGTGGCCAGCCGCGCAAACGAGAAATCCGTAACCTGTCTTGGATCGGCTTGAAGTGGGCAGGCAAGAAGAAACCCCGCGTCATCAGCCTGGAGAACGTAAAGCAGATCCTGCAATGGGGGCCTCTTGTTGCCAAACGAGACCCAGCCACAGGCAGGGCCATCAAGCTGGTCACAGTTCTGGGCACTAATGGCAAAGCGAAGGTGCAGCACACTGTTGCCGCACCTCGCGAGGTTGTTCCGGTTGATCAGCAATTTCTGTTGCCAGATTCTTCGCGGCGCGGACAGACATGGGCAGTGTTCGTGGCCGAGCTGGAGCGCCTGGGCTATGCCGTCGAGTGGCGTGTGATACGAGCGTGCGACTTCGGCGCGCCAACCAGTCGGGAACGCCTGTTCATGATTGCCCGCTGCGATGGCCAGCCAATCGTCTGGCCAGAGCCGACCCACGCCAAGCGTCCCGCCAAAGGCCAGAAGCCTTGGAAGACCGCCGCCGAGTGCATCGACTTCACCGACCTGGGCAAAAGTATATTCGGACGCAAGAAAGACCTGGCTCCAGCCACGCTGCGACGAGTCGCGAAAGGAATGAAAAAGTTCGTCATCGACAGCCCTGCCCCGTTCATAGTCCCGATTGCGAACTGGTCAGGCGAGACGGTGCAATCGGCCAATGAGCCGCTGCGCACTGTCACCTCATACCCAAAAGGTGGCGCGTCCTCCGTGGTCAGCCCAGTGATTGCGCCAGCAACTCACCAAGGCAGCGACCGCATCAACGATCCGTTGGAACCATTGCAGACAATCACCTGCGCCAACCGTGGCGAACTGACGCTGGTCAGCCCAACCCTGATCCAGTCAGGTTATGGCGAACGTGAAGGCCAGCAGCCTCGCGTGCCGGGAATTGATCAGCCTCTGGGCACTGTGGTTGCGGGCGGGGTCAAGCATGCCCTCGCATCGGCGTGCATCGTTCAGGCGGGCCACGGGGAAGGATCTGGCGCAACCAAACGCCGCTCCCATGGCGTGAACGACATTCTCGGCCCGCTCGGCACGGTTACAGCCAGCGGTGGAGGTCAGTCAGTAAGCGCCGCGGTGATGATCCAAGCCAACGGCGGGTTCAACACCACTCACGCCAAGGACATTCGCGATCCGATGACTACGGTGACCAATTCCGGCAGCCAGCAGCAACTTGCAGTGGCGAACCTGGTTCATCTGCGCGGCAACTGTGATGCACGAGACGTGAATGATCCGCTACACACGATAAGCGCCGGCGGGCAGCACCACGGACTGGTCACGGCTTTCATGGAAAGGCAGTTCGGTGCCAGCGTGGGCCAGCCACTGGATGAACCTGCGCCTACCGTTACGGCAGGCGGCGGCGGGAAAAGCTCAGTCGTATCGCTCAGGCTCTCCCCAGAACATGAGGAAGGCGCACTTCGTGTCGCCGCATTTCTGATCAGCTATTACGGGACCGAGAACGTCAGCAGCGCAGGCGAACCAGCACCAACGATCACAACCAAGGATCGCTTGGCACTGGTCACCGTCATGGTCAAGGGCACGCCCTACGTGATCGTCGACATCTGCCTGCGGATGCTCAAGCCGTCCGAGCTGTACAAGGCGCAAGGCTTTCCCGCCGACTACATCATTACCCACGGCGCAGACGGCAAGCCATTCACCAAAACCCAGCAGGTCCACATGTGCGGCAATAGCGTCAGCCCTCCGCCGATGGCCGCAATTGCCAAAGCAAACGACCCATGGCGGCAGATCGAACTCTGCAGGGAGGCAGCATGAGTCGCACAGGAGCCCGTGATAGGGCGCGCAGGCAGCTTACTGAGACCTTAGCTCTATTGACTCAGGCCGTCTCACTACTAAGCAAATCGCGGGTGGTGCTCAAGCGCTCGCGGTCTGCAGATGCTGCCGAGTGTCTGGCAATGATCGAATCATTTTGCAGTCGTCCGCTGCCAACGCATCCTAATCAGCACCCTGACAACCTGGCCGTAGACCGGTTTGCTGCTGCGATGAAAACGAAGCTTGCCGAGTCTCGAGCCAAAGGTCGGGATAGCTGGGACATGCCGTGGGTGAAAGACCAGCAGCTCGCAGAGCACCTGGTTAAGCACTTGCCAAAGGGTAACCCTGGCAATTTTGAAGACATAGCCAACTTCGCAATGATGCTGCATCAACGAGGTGCCGATCCCCATGAGCTGACTGTGGCCTACGACGCAATTCGGCACGGCTCAGATCAATGACTCACAACGCATTCCAGCAACGCCAGAGGAAAAAATCATGGCAGCAGCCCAGAACATAGATCGCCTTCTGCGCCTTGACGAGGTACTTCACACTACGGGCCTCGGTCGGAACACCGTCTATCGCAGAATCAGGGAAGGCACCTTTCCGAAACAGGTTAGAATAGGCCCTAACTCAGTTGCCTGGCGGCAGTCAGAAATCGCTCGATGGATCACAGATCTATCACCCAGCAACGACTAACCAGTACATTGATTAGTACATTTAAAACGCGGCCTAGCCTAGAGGCCTCGTAATTCAAGCATTGCAGGTCATAAATTGGAAATTTTCAAAGAGTTTACGTTCGAGTCAGCCCACCTTCTGCCCAATGTTCCAGAGGGGCACAAGTGTGGACGCCTGCACGGGCATTCGTTTCGTGTCGGCATTCATCTGGCTGGCAAGGTAGACCCTCACACCGGCTGGATCCGGGACTTTTCCGAGATCAAAGCCATTTTCAAACCGCTTTACGAGCGTCTTGATCATCACTACCTGAACGATATTCCAGGCCTCGAGAACCCGACCAGCGAAAACCTGGCGAAGTGGATCTGGGATGAGTTGAAACCATTGCTGCCGGAGCTGTCGGCCATCCGCATTCACGAGACCTGCACCAGCGGCTGTGAATACCGCGGAGACTGATCCGTGCGAGCATGAAAAACCACCCTGGCGGTGGTTTTTTTATGCCTGGTATCTGGAGTTCTTGCCGGATTGCACGGCAGTACTCCGAATGCGAGGAGACGGGGATGTATAAGGGGCGAGATAATGCTTTTCAAACGCCACANCGTTCGTGACGCAAACTTTCGGTTCGTGTCATCTCCACAGTCACCGCA